ATTCGCCAGCATGGGTAGTAGTTGTGTTCCTGAACGGCCAAACAAGTCGGCAGCAGTTGCAGCTTTTTTCGTCTCATCCTCTACATCTGCCAGAGCACCCATCACTTCTAAAAATTGCTCTTCTGGACTTAACTTTGCTAAATCATCATAACTAAGCCCAAGGCGTCCAAGAGCCCTGACGTATGTTTCCATACCCTCTCCAGCGTCAACTATTGCGCCGGAAAGTGTGCGGCTCGCTTTCTCTAGTGAAGTAATATCTGCCCCTGATAACTGTGCGGCGTGCCTTAACTCAGACAGGGCTTCAGTACCAAACCCAGTGCGAAGTGCCATTTTTTGTACTTCATCGCCCATGCTAGCAAAAGCCTGAACGCTAGCGACAGCAGCCCCCAAAGCAGCAGCCCCCATACCTACTATGGCTGCCCCTATTGCCTTTTGGTGCTTTTGAACGAACCCGCCAAATCTACCGACACTTTTTTCTGCGTCCTGCAATCCAGTTTGAAGACCCTTAGTATCAGTGGTTATCTTGGCAACTAATTCAGCTAAAACATTTGCCATATTTAATCCTCGTATTAAGACAGAGCCATTATTTTACTAATGATATCAGATAACGCAGCCATTTCCTTTATCGTGATGAGATGCCCTACTTCGTCAATAGTCATGGCCGGGTAATTTTCTTTAAGAATTGCATATATTAATTGCCTCATAAGCACCATTGGTTTATCTTCAAGCCTTTGGCTGATGCCATTTATACCAAACCCTAAAGACTCTTCTATATTTGCCAGTGTGGTCATATCTAAAGGGGGTAAATTGTATTCATTCCCGTCAACCAGGGTTATTGTTTTAGGTTTTTCCGTTGTTAAAATATCAGCCATTTTTACCTCTTTAATAGTGTGATTTCAGACTCCAAATTTTGAACTTTTTGTTTGAGTTGGTCAAACTCTGACTCTAAATTGCGAGCAGGCAGGGAAGGCGGCAGTGAAGCTATGTAGGTATCAAATTCATTTTTGTCAATTTCAATAGCACCCTTAATCACCAAGTTGTGTGTATAACTTTCCACAGTCTTAGTTTTTCCTTGAGCATCTACTCGTTTCCAATATCTCATTTATTCCTCCTTTACCCCATAGCACTCCAGTAATAAACCTGGACAGAGAGATTTGCGCTAATGTCAAGATTAACGCTAGTCCCCACAAAAAAATTAGTTGAGGTAAAAGCAGATACTGTCACAGATTGCCCAGTGCCAGTGTGGTTCAGGTATAAAATATTGGTATAGCCATCATATATTCTATAGCGGTATCCAGCCCCCCCCACGTTGGTGATTGTTACAAATTTAGGTGTGAATGCTAATCCATGTGCGATAGCTCGGCTTGCAGTACTATCGCCCGTGTAAGTCCCCGAAGAACTCCGTGCCATTACCACAAAATCCGATGCTGATATTACCTCTCCCGTTGATATACCCATATCAATCCTCCTGTATTCAGGTATTAGCTAGTTTTTCCGGGGAAAATAATGCCCATCTCTTGTGCCTTGTTGTCGACTTCGGTCATTACCTTTTTATCTTCCCCTGTTCTTGTGGGTCTTGGTGTATCGTAGAAATCCTTAGCAGTAAATGTTTTGCCTCCTCTGGGTTTGGGGATGGTATTATAAATAGCTGCCAAAAGAATGGCGAATTCTTGTTGCCTTTCCCACTTGTCTACTGACTCCTGGTAGATTAATTCGTTATAAAGTTGCACAAATTGTATCAGGCTAAGGGTGCCTATTTGCTCACGTGTCCACCCCATCTTGCGGGCGATATAAACCACCATTTCAAGTTTTTGTTCGGCGGGGATCATTTCCCAATACCTTGAGTCCAGTCAAATGTGCCCAATTCAATTTCTATGGTTTTGGACACCATTTTATCTATTTCATGCTCGGGAAAATCCACCATTACCTCAGTGGAATAAATGAGCCGTAGCTCCCCGTCTGGGATATGCGAGTAGAAGTCAGCCTGAAACTTGTTATTTGCGACTTCCCTCAACAGCCAAAACTGGGAAGCCATGACTTTAGTTTGTAGGGAGTTTCTATTCTGAATTGCTGTCCAGTATTTGAAACCCCCTACCTGTTCTCCCCCAAGAGATAGCTTGCCGATTTCGCCTGTCATTGGTTTCATGTTTCACCCCTTTTAATTTTTACGGAGTTTCTTGTTTATGAAGCAGGTACTGTTAGAGCAGCAGTTCCTTGAAAATCGTAAGCATAAGATACAATACCATCAAAATTGGTGGTTGGGTGTATACCCGATATATAGGCATTCCCCTTCCATACCTTTGCCTCTGAAGATGCTATTGCTGCTGATGCTGATTCAACCAGCCATAAGTCAACTACACTCACCGTGCCCAAGCCTGTTGGGGCACCATCCTTGTATCCCGAAAATGTGCCTGACCATCTATTTACGCCAGGGATATAGGCAGCCACTCCCGAAACCGAGAAATCGGTAGTCTCTAGCATATCAACTGTGTAATCCATGCTCCACTGGTTAATACCAGCAATGGCAGTTGAGGCTCCAACATACCCCTTAGCTCCAGAAAATTTTGCCATTGTTTACCTCCTTGTTCTTATTAAGCAGATGCTACTGTTAGCGCAGCAGTCCCCTGGAAATCATAGGCATAACTAACAATCCCATCAAAATTAGTGTTAGGGTGCACACCTGAAATATAAGCTATGCCGGACCAGTTTATTACTTGGCTTTCGGCTAGAAATATAGATACCGAGTCGGTTACACCAAGAGTTTGGGGCACACCATCTTTATACCCTGAGAATGTCCCACTCCAGCGAGATACACCTGGAATATATGTCGCAACCCCCGAAGCCGAAAAATCGGTTGTTTCAAGCATATCAGCCGTGTAATCTATTGCCCATTGGTTGACGCCAACTACCCTTGATGCGCTATCGCCAATCCCCACGAAACCGCTTTTCCCTGCTATCTTTGCCATTATTTACCTCCTATTGCGTAAATTATTGTGAGACGCCTTGTAATCAAAAATTAGGCTACGTTTTAACTGGGTTAGATTACTACGTCTTATCCATCCAAACCCTATAGCGTAAGGGTGTCATATAAATCCCTGTTTCAATATCCCATATCGGGGAACCCGCAAATTCACGTGTGCATTTCATACCAGTAAAGCCCATGGCTGTTATGGTAGCCCCATCCAAAACACCCATGACTGTATCAGCAACCGTGTATACATCTGCTATGGATGTGCTGGAAAAACAGTTCACGTAAAATGTCAAATCCTCTACCCCTTCGAAGTCCTCAAAGTCTCCCACGGGCGTTTCCGTAAGTAAACCGAATGTGATATAGGGCGGGGTAGCTGATGCAGGAGCTACCAAGTTATAGCATTCGCCCGTTGCTGTATAAGATTTAAGCGTATTATAAAATCCTGTTAGAATTTGAACTATCATAATCTCGTTATGCCGATTTTCTCGCCCAAAATATTTTTTATTTCACCCTTTTCCTTTTCGACGGTAGGGAATAACCAGGGATAGGCAGGCATTCTTGAAGTGCCGAACTCCAAATAACCACCGTGTTTCTCATTGGTCCCTACTATTACTGATTTTTCACCCTTATCTACTTTATGTGCAATACTGCTTCTTAAAACGCCTTGCTGCTTCCATGGGTGTTCGCCTTTACCTGGGGGGGCGCTCAATCTCTCCTTGAGTTTGTTTTCGAGGTATAGGCCGACTCTCCCCATCTTTTTCTCTATATCGGTAAGGATTTCCTTCTCTCTTTCTTTGGTATAAACCTTGAGAATTACACCACTAGCCATTGCCATACCTCCCTGATTCTGTTAAGACCCCCTCCCATGATACTGTTGGTGCTATACCATATCGCCCAGTTATGCTTATCGGGAATACCCCGCTGATTAGCTCCGGGCTAAATACCTGCAACATTAATAGAACGGTTTCTGGTGTAGCGGTTGTCGCCATTACACCACTTTGGCTGACACTCGGTATTTGAAGCCCTAATGTGAGGGCAAGTTGCGTGGGGACATAAACATACGCTATTGTTTTTTCGGGTGTGCCGAGTGTCAATCCTAGTTGCAGAAGTTGCGTTAAAACCTCTTGTTGTAAATAAGCACTGTTGAGGCTGGTTTTTAAATCAAGTGTTGGAGGATAGTGCCCCCTGTCATAAGTTGGGGTTTGGTTTGCCAACCCAAGAGATAATAACGGAGTGATAAATGACTTGCCACTTACTGGTGCTTGACTCACCAATCCAAGCACTAACATCGGGGCAACAAATGACCTGCTACTCACTGGTGTTTGCCTTGTTAATCCCAATGCCAACTTGGGTGCAATAAATGCTTTTCCGCCGACTGGCGTTTTAAGGGATGTGCCCAAATTTAATACTGAGGTATTTTGAGAGAACTTTAAAATACTTGATGTCTCACTTATTATTAGATTGCGAGTTCCTGGCGTTGCGGTTGCGCTTGCTGCCCCTGAACTGCCTAAGAAATTATCCCATGTATCTGTTCCCACCAAAGTAAGAAAGGAAGAACCTTGGAGATAGACATAGGCGGTATAGGATGCAAGGTCATAGGACTCGGATGCCCTTAAGTTGGCTTCCTCATAGAACGTAATAGTTCCTCCTGATATGACAATTCTAAGAGAGCCAGATGCACCAGTCCAAGCTCCATTAGCTATTGTACTGACACCACC